TGGACTTCTAGGGGTCTATTTTCTAGACTCCCTGCGTCTAAATTTTGGACTTCTAGGGGTCTATTTTCTAGACTCCCGAAAATGTAAATCCGATTGGGTCTATTTAACCCTTGGTATACTTCTTTAATCAATCCACAATCGTTTAACTCTTTCTTGGCATTTATAATAGTTTGACGGCTACAAGATAATGTTTCCATTAATTCTTCTATTGTGAAATAGACGTAGACATCTCCATTCTTGTCATACCAATTATTTTTAATCGAGTATGTCCTTCTGTCGAATACCAGCATATATACAATTTTTGCTCGTATACTCAAATGCTTGTATTCTTCTTCAAGCAACCATTTCGGGAATTGATAAAAAACGTTGTTTCTCACTTCATTTATCTTCACCTTTTCTCCTTTCTATTAACTCCCAAAAGTTCATGCTTCATGAACTTTGTATTTAAAAAAATAAGCTGGGATATCTTTCGGATCAAGGTCAAGCACTTCAACCGCTTTTGAAATTTCGCTATCTTTCCAAGATACCTTGTTATTCAATTTAAGCGAGATACTGCGCTCTGATACCCCCATAGCCTGGGCAAAGGCTAGTTGCGTCCCCATTTTTTCTGTGATCACACCTAACAACTTTGAGTAGTCATTGCTCATATTGTAGCTCCTTTCTTTGTTCACGTTTCATGAACTTTGTTTATGATTAAAGTATAACATGACCCATGAACTTTGTCAACATCTTTTTTCATAATTCTTGAACTTTTTTATTTTTATTTTTCAAATATTGTGATATACTATAGTAGAAATAAGGAGTTGATCGAAATGAGAAAGTACGAAACAGCGGATAGAATACGGCAACTAATGGAAGAAAAGAACTGGAAACAAGTAGACATCTTTAATAATTCAAAACCATATCAAGAAAAATTAGGTGTCAAACTTGGCAAAAGTGCTATCTCACAATATGTGAATGGTGTACAAGCACCAGATCAAAGACGGCTGGCCTTGCTTGCCTTAACTTTTAACGTGTCAGAAGCCTGGCTTATGGGTTATGACGTACCACGGGAACGGGAATCAACCCCCGAAACTGGCTACTCAGAAACAGACCTGCGCAAGCTGGCAGAAAGTGCTAAAACCTTTGACGGTAAGCCGTTGACTGAAAGCGATATACAAGCAATACAAAATATTATAGAAATATACCTACAAGGCAGATTATGACAATAGAAGAAATATGCGACAGTGAGGGAGTGACCCTTGCTTACTTTGACAACGACCTATGGCCACGACCAGGAATGATAATCTCAGATATGAGGATTATCTTCGTTAACAAATCACTAACTAGAGAGGCCCAGAAAAGGGTCATATTGCACGAATTAGGCCATTTAGACCATACCGAGGCTAATTATATTATCAACCCTTTAAAATGCGAAAATGAGGCTAACAGGGCCATGATACACGCGCTACTGAGAGAGGAGCTGGAAAGAGTAGACAAGGAAGATTTTAACTATTTAAATTTTATGGAACGACACAAACTTAAATCAGTAACCGACGAATTAATGGTTATTGATGAATTTTATAGGCTAGTGGGATAGCCAAAAGGAGGAAAATATGAAAAAGATAACATTTGCAACAATCGCACTACTCACTTTATTTATTGCCGGGTGTAGTCAGCAAGAAGCAGATACAGACCAAAGTCAAGAACAAAGCACGGAACAAGTCTCATCATCAAGTAAAGTATCGACTTCTTCAACTTCTTCTAGTGATGTTTTACAAGGACGTTCTGCTTATGATGTTTTTGTAGAAAAGTTTAAAGCATGGGTACATGGAGTCGATCCTAAAGCGTCTGTTAATTCAACCGAGAAAGATATAGCAATCACTATTTCAGACGCCCTAACCGATGAACAGATTAAACAGGCTCAACCTATGGTTGACGGTATGCTTAAAATAAAACAGTCTGGAGAGAATGAGCTTAGACAGTATGACCCAAACTTTAAAGCTCCAAACCTTATCGTTTTAGATGTTAATGCGAAAGTTATTGCACAGGAGCAAGACGGTAAAATGATTTTAGACAAATAAAAAAAGCCCACGCTCTCAAAGTTTGGCGACTTCAAGCGTGGGACTGTTAAGATAAGGAAAGGTTTCAAAATGAATATTTTGAAAGGTGTCTTTCTATACTCTATTTTATCAGAAAGTGAGTATAAAGACAATGAATAAAGTAGCGTTATATGTGCGCGTGTCAACTACTTCTCAGTTGGAAGAGGGGTACTCAATCGAGGAGCAGAAAGCAAAACTTGAAAGCTACTGCGATATAAAAGACTGGCACGTTTACAAGGTTTATACAGACGGGGGCTTCTCTGGCTCTACAACCGAGCGCCCAGCACTTGAGCAATTGATAAAAGATGCCCAGAGCAAGCTATTTGACACAGTATTAGTATATAAGCTGGACCGATTGAGCCGGAGCCAAAAGGACACGCTTTACTTGATCGAGGATATCTTTTTAAAGAATAATATTGAGTTCGTAAGCCTGCTAGAAAACTTCGACACCTCGACACCATTCGGGCGAGCCGTTATAGGGCTTTTGAGCGTATTTGCACAATTAGAGCGCGAGCAGATCAAAGAGCGTATGCAGTTAGGCAAGCTGGGTCGAGCTAAATCTGGTAAGTCTATGATGTGGGCCAAAACTTCCTACGGGTACGATTATAACAAGGATACCGGCACAATGACTGTTAACGAGTATGAAGCGCTGGCAGTTAAAGAAATATTTACTTCTTACTTGGCCGGTATGTCTATCACTAAATTAAGAGACAAGATAAACGGGGAATACCCCAAACAACCAGCTTGGAGCTATCGCACAATCAGAGGAATACTAGCCAATCCTGTATATTGTGGCCTCAATCAATACAAAGGCCAAACATTCCAAGGCACACACAAGGCTATAATCTCGCTAGATGATTTTGAGCAAACGCAAAGAGAGCTGGCCAAACGGCAGCAGACAGCCAAAGAACTGTCGAACCCTCGACCATTCCAGGCTAAATATATGCTATCCGGACTGACTCAATGTGGTTACTGTCACGCGCCCCTAAAAGTCATTTTAGGTCAAAAACGAAAGGACGGCACACGATTTAAAAGATACGAGTGCTACCAGCGACACCCTAGAAAGACAAAAGGTGTCACGGTTTACAACGACAACAAGAAATGCGAATCTGGCTACTATGATATGGAGCTACTAGAGCATTATGTACTAACACGCATCGCCCAGCTACAAAACGACCCAGACAAGATAAAAGAACTATTTTCGGACGATACAAGCCCAGCGGTTGACAAGCAAGCAATCCAGAAGCAGATAGACAGCTTAACTCTAAAACTTAGCAAGCTGAACGATCTATACTTGGACGATAGGATCACGCTGGACGAATTAAGAGCTAAGTCTTCAGATTTCATCAAGCAAAGGGCTGCCCTGGAAGAAGAAATAAAAAAAGCCTCGACTGATAAGCAAGCAGGCAAAAGAAAGAAGATTGAAAAGCTATTAGATGCTAGTAGTGTACTGGATATGTCCTATGATAATCAAAAAGTTATTGTCAGAGAGCTGATTGACAAGGTGCAAGTCACTTCTGACAAGATAGTGATACGCTGGAAAATTTGATAAATTTGGTTACGCTATTTTCAATGCAAGAAAGTAAATTTGTCACTCGGGCAAAAATAAAAAACCTTGCTAAATGCAAGGACACGAACTTTAAACAATCAACTAAATGAGCCTTCGCTCTACTTCGATTGTACGCAATTTATTGACCGATAGCCTACCACGGTCTGAGCCATAAGGAGCGACCCTATAACTTCCGTAGCGATTAAATGACTAGGCACGACTGGTTACGTCCAACTTTCACCCAACATTCAGAAATATGTTTTAAGCATTAACATACAATAATGTATCGTCTGCACATTTTGGGCTACTTGTACTTATCTTTGGTGTTATTGGCCGATCCCTCGACCTCAAGTGCAAAACGGTTTAATTTAGCATTTCTGGTTCGGTTCTTACCGCTACGCAAGGCCTACCCAGATTATTCTTTCACCGAAAGCGTCTATTGTCACCGCCACCGTCTGATAATGGTCTAACTACGCACAACCTCTATACTGCATACACCCTCAATCTTCTTACACTTCATGACCTCTTTCAATTACTCAAAAGAGAATTACTTATCTTCCCGCAATATCTCACGGGAAGCGTAACGGGATTTATGTATGCAATCCAAGCAAGGTGTCACCCTATCTACACTTGGTTATTCAGTAGATTGTTCAAAATCCGTGTACAATTATTATAGCACTGTTAGTCGTTTTTTTCAAGTAAATAATAGCATAATTGCCGTTATAATAGACATTTTTAAAAATTGCCATTATAAACACAAAAACCACCAATTACCGTTGGTGGTTTTCAAGTAAGTGATAGTATTCGATTATCACTTATATTATATCACATTTTAAAATATACTGCTATCCCTTTCCATTTCTTCCACGACTGCAGCGGTCAGCATCTTCTCAGCAAGATCGCCCTCTTCGATTTCTGCAGCCGTATAATAATAGTCGACGATCGGGCATTTTCCCAATACTTCGTTAAATTCACCTCTAACGATGTACAGGTACTTGCCTGTCAGACCTTCGTCAATATCAGCCTCAAGTTCGTTGATTAATTCAGAGTAATAGTACTTAAAAATATACTTCCCGTCATTAATCCACTTCTGAATCTTCATGATTGTATCAAGCCTGAGGTTCTCAATTCGTCGCTCACCATTTCTAACCCGGGTGATCGCTGATCGACTGATCCCAATCTCGCTTTCCAAAGTATAAGCCGGAATGGCCTTGTTCATTAAGACCATCCTGACACGTTCTGTATTAATAAGCATAAAACACCCCGTTATCGACATGACCGACCTCTCTCACTCCGTCGATTGGTTTGATTCCCCGACCTTCCACCAGGATATCGCCGTCTTTGTCAACCTAAAAATCAAGCATATCAGCGAATTCTTCGAACGTTTGAACGTCCTTGAATCCTGTTTCATAAATCCCGGTTAATACTTCTTTCAATTGTTCTTCCGTAATCATTTTCTTTTCTCCTTCTTTAGTCGTTGATATATGCTACTAGTGCGTGATCTTCAAGCCATTGTTCGATTGATCCGCTATGGGATAGTTTGCTATAAACTCTCCAGACGTCGTCTCCTTGGTTCAATTCAAAGAATCGTTTGAGGTTGACTGGACGAGCGCTAGCGAGAGCCAAAAGCACTTGAGGCGCTTTTTGATCATGTGGATATAGTCTAATAATACCGAATGCGAATTCTTGTAATTGATTTAAATCTTTTTCGTATGCGATCATTTTATTTTCCTCTTTTCATTTTTTCCTTTATCTTGGTTTCAGACAAAATAAAAAACCCTCCCGATTTGGGAG